GTTTGCTTGGATTGGGCGAAGGCGAATCATCGCGCGCTTTTCCCAAGAATGCATGGAGTTCAGAGTGTACCATTTCCTGAGTATTTGCGTAGGTCTAACGCAAGTCCAAGTGTCAAACGCGTGTTGCAGAAGGCTATGACCGGTTTGATCCGGGAGGGTTTCGATGAAACATCGACCCTCACAAGTAGCCAATTATACCGCTGGACTTATCGTTCTTCATTCGTGAAAGTGGAGAATGACTTGTATAGTTCTGAGTTGGGGCGTAAACACAAAGCCCCCCGCCTTATTCAAGGCGCGCAGCCAGAATTCATATGCCTAGTAGGGCCGTGGATTATGGCGGTTCAGGATCTTCTCAAGCGCCGCTGGAGCACAGATAATAATCTGTGTTTTACCAGTGGTGTGTCAGCGGAGAAAGCAGCCGAGTTTATCTCGAAAGGACACGGACGATGGGTTGAAGATGACCTGGGAAAGTTCGATTGTTCTATACGCAAGCAGTGGTGTGAGTATGAGGTGTGGTTGTGTAAGCAGTTTGGAGCACCCAGAGCGGTGCTAGACCTTATGAGAGCTAACATCAACACCCATGGATCAACCGCACATGGCTGGCGTTACAAATGCGAAGGAACGCGTAAGAGCGGAGACCCGTATACATCATTGATGAATTCGATCATCAACGGGTTATCACACCTGTACCTCTACTGTAAGTGGACGGGCAGGACTGTCGAAGAGAGCCAATTAACAATAAGAATGCTCCTTCAGGGCGACGATAATTGCCTGAGACATGCTGAATCGTGTGAATTTCCCTGGCAGCAGGGTATGGCGGGACTCGGATTTGACAGCGAAGCGCTGTATCGTGAATATATTCATGAAGTCGAGTTTTGTTCTAGTCGTTTGTACGAGACTAATGAGGGGATTGTTTTTGGACCTAAACCAGGCCGGGTCCTAGCAAAATTTGGTTATGTAATCAACCCACCGGCAGCAGTGTCGGCACAGTCCATGATGCGAGGCATCGCATTGGGGCTGATGAAGCAGGTTGAATTTATACCTCCTCTCAAAGCGCTGGTAGACAGAACCCTGGTGTTGACTGAGGGCCACGAAGCTTGGTTTGCTCGTCGCCGATTCACACCTTTTGATGAGGGTTTGAAGATACGCAAGAGGCATACTGCTAATGTGGAGGTGAGTCTCAACCTTTATATGCAGTATTATTGGGACTGCTCGGATGAACGCAAATTCGAGGAGCATCTCAGCCAAATGCAATTTGGGGGTAGTTTCAACCACCTCGCGACTAAGTTGTTTGATCGCGATACAGGTGGACCCCAAAGTATCTTCGGGGGTTGGTCTGGGGACCAGCCTCTTGTGGCAGCATAATTTTCCGCCCCAGCGGATGTGAGTGTGCACCGACCACTGTTAATGCGACAGTGTGTAATGCGGCTTATGTAGGGTTGAGCCCACATGAGCAGTCACAAGCCTGCAAGAAACGCAGAGTGCACACATAACGTTAGCCCAACGTAGAAGGTGCTCCGGTCACACACGACCGTGATAATAAACATCCGTGTGTAAATGAGAACCCCATGCAACCCACTGTGTAAAAGCGTTGAAGCATGCAATATCGTCCTTTGCGTGTGGAGTGATAAACAGTGATTGGGGGTGGTCTGTAGCCGAAATGTGACCCATTCAACCCACCGAAACCGGAGACATCATTGAGCGAACCAACATCTGGAATGCCAAGCCCTGAACACCACGGGGCAAAGCATCGTAGCGCCAGAGGTTGGGGAGTCGAATTTTGTTCCTGTCGGCAATTCAGTGTGGTTCTTGTTTGTAGGTCAAAGTACAGCGCAGCCATGTTCTAGCCCATGTCTTCATTTCAATCAAAACAAAAAAAAAAAAAAAAAAACACACGCAACCGGAAGAACCTCGCTT